GGGGTGGACTTGGGGGAGGTGGTGGGCTTGGGGGAGGTGGTGGGCTTGGGGGTGGATTTGGGGGAGGACTTAGACTTGGCAGGGGGTGGTTCAACCCCATCTACTTCAGCATTGATATTGACCACAACATTTATGACGGCTCTCATGCCTAGCTCTTGGGGAATGGATAGTGCTTCAATATCAACCTTAACGCTAGCACTTGAGAATGCCCCCTGTAGAGCAACCTTAACTTCGGCAGAGAACTGTCCTGTAGCCCCATAATCGGAATTATTTTTGGGTTTTTTCTTTTTTAAAGAAGATAGCTCCGATTGATAATCTTTTAGGGCTTTGGGGTGTTGTTTCTTAAATGCGGTACTGAAAGACACCTCTACTTTGGTTTTAGTGTCTTTGTAGGTGTTCTCTTTTAGGTTTTCTTTTGCTTTTTCAGAAAGTGGTTGATCTTTTTTAGCTCCTGCTCGATGGGCGAGAGAAGCTATGCGATCATTCAGTTCAGCTATTTCTTTAAGAATAGACAAGTAGCCCATAATGAACCCTTACTCAGACAAGTAGCGAGCGACTATCCGATGTACGAGAGAGGCTTTTTTCAAGTCTTTATCTTGTGTGGTGTCTTTGTCATTGTCGAGGTCTTTATCTTCGACTTTGAGCCTTCTTCTCATGCGGTCTTTTCTTGGCGGTTTTTTCTTGGGTTCCGTCTTGATGAGAGAGGCGGCATCCCTTTCTTCCTTTTCTACCTGAGATAGAGTAGCCAATCGCACATGGGGGCAGGTGTGTGCCATCTTGCGTACATCAAAGGACAAGGGGAGAAAGTCTTTCCTCAGCTTCCGTAAGACCTGTGCCAGCATCAAATAAGCCTGATTGGCACTATCCGTATCTTTGGTGTTTAGCCACAGACCCTGTAGATCACGGATAATCTGAGCCTTCCCATCAAGTAGTTTACTATATTTGAATTCTTTATCGAGTGAGATGGCTTCTTCAAAGAGGGCTTCGATAGTTAAAAAGTGTTTTGAGATGCAGTCGGGACACCTTTTACGGGCATTATTAAGGTGATCTTCTAAAAGGACAAACTGCTTACAAATTTCTCTAAGATTAAACAAAGGGTTCATTATGGGTAGTAGTCCCATAGACTTCTCATGGTTGCTCATAACCGCACCACCTTTCAGTAGGTTATGAGACACGACTAGATAAACGGATTATTAGAAGCGACCCCCATCTTCATCGGCGGGAGGGTTGTATTTCAGACCCAAGTTTCGGGCAATACGCTCAATAGCATCAGAGTTCTCTGCTATCTTAGAGCCAGCATCTCCATAAATCCCTCTCAGCACCTCATTGAACTGAGAGTCGTTCAAGGTGAACATATCTCTCTCAAGTTTGGCTTTGGTGGTTTGGGGATCAATATTTAGCAGCTCTAGGATAACATCTATATCAAGAGAACCCTTTTGATATAGATTGAACAGGGCATCGAAGGTGTCCTGATTGTCTCGTAATCCGAGGCGTGTAAAACTCAAAGAGGGATGGATAACGACTTCTTCACCGCTATCATCTTCTTCAATGAACCCCATACGCTTGCACATGGGTTTGAGGATATTCTCCTCCACCATCTCTTGGAGCACCTCACGCATGAGCATATAGCGTGTGTTAATCACCTCAAGATTGATTCTGTCGCCTGAGTAGCTAGACTCGCCCGACAAGAGAGACTCTGTAACGCCCAAACCTGCGTACATCTGTCTATCCGTCATATCGTATTCCCCCGACAAGTCCAACAAACGAGAATCAGCACCCATTTCTTCCCAACTCACCTGAAAGTTAGCGATGATTGAGTAGTCAGGGTCTTGTAGAGCCAAATCCACTTGATCTCTTAGGGCTTCCACATCTGCTGCATCCATATCTTCTGCGTAGACCAAACGGATAGGTGTCATATGGCGAGAAGCGATAGATGTTTGTGCTTGTCTCAACTTATCGCGATACACCAAGATACGGAGACAGCGTTCAAGGATAGAGTGACCTCTTGGCTCATACTGAGACTTCTTTCGAGCCATGAAATAAACAAAGCTGCCCGCATCAGGATCAGTATTTAGAGGAATGTTCCGACCATCTCGGATAGCTTCCACTACATCTGAGGGCATTGATTCCACTACCCTCATAGCTGAGGGGTCTTGCATGGTAGCTCGCTCCACTACAGCTTTTGTCTTGGAGTCGGGAATAAGCTCCACTATCTTTTCCGTGGTGAAAGGAAAAGACTCCATGTGTACCTGTTCGGGAGGAAGAACACGGATACTTGTCCAACCCCTGTAGTTCTTCTTTAACCAAGCGTAGGCTCTCTCAAGTGAATCGGATAGTTCCTCCCACTTTTCCACCGCTTCCCCTTCAGGGGTTAACACATTCAACTTTTTATGTGTCACGCTTTTGGGCATATCGGGATTGTTATCTTCGCAGAAAACAAAGACCTCGCCTAATAGGTTGTACTCATGAAGTATCTCTATGAGCCTGTGCAGTAGACCCACTCTCTTTGCCCACTTCTCACAAAACCTGAGGGATTCGTAAGCCATCTCCCTATTCTTCGCCTTGGGAAGACCTAAACGGATTTTGGATAGTGGCAACTCGGTGTGTAAGTCTACAGCCTGTCCGACAAACGGATCGGTTCGATAAAAGAACCTAAAGTAGTTCCGTTGTTCGTCCTGAGACTGAGGAAGCTCTAAGAAATCTGTGGATAACTCAGGCGAGTAGAAGTTCCCGCCTCCGCCCATCATGGAGCCACCCGTTGTCATAGCTACCTTTACACGGGATTTCATCTCCGTTGGAGACAACTTCCTTGTACTAGCCTTTGACTTGGGTTTTATTTCGGCTACAGGCGTGCCAAGAACACCATCATCATCTTCGCTCATGTTGCTCCTTCTTGTGTTTCATCACAGCCGAAATGACCACCTTAAGCAGCTTATTATGGTCAGGGTTCCCGCCAAAAAACTCTACCCACCGACCGCCCTTATTCATGTAGATCGTGGATATTTCGTCTAATAGACTATCACTAGGATGCTTTTGCCCATGACTTAACTCAAGTATCCTAGCAATCACCCTGTGATCCGCTTGCTTACGACTTTTAGGATAAATAGGTTCACTCATTTTATCCATTCTCCTTGGTTAGGATAAGAGAGTGTGCCTATAGACGGATTATGAGCTGCCCCCAAAGCGTTTGTTTATTGCGTCTCTTAGGGTTGGTCGAGTAGGTCTTGGTGCAATACGCCGTTCATCACTCCCACCCTTAAAATAAGAACCCTGAGCCAAGACCTTAGAACCTGCCATCAAAGGATGTCTAGACGATCCGCCAGATAAAGCAAAATGCTTTTGTGTGCCTATATGATTAGACGCTACCCATATCATACGCACTAAGGCATCCGACATATCGTCATGTTTACCTGCTACCTGTGGTGCCTCAACGGAAATGATGTTTTTAGAGTGTACCGTAGCCTGTAATTCTAGTAGTTCCAACAAATAAGGTTCATGCCCATTTATATCAGGGTCAGGCTTATTATAAAGCCTTAGGCGTTTATCCCACATCATATCCTTAAAGTTTTGAAACATTTGAGAAGTGAGTTGCTTGGTCATGTTCACCGAGACCATTTGCTTCAAGCCTCGCTTCTCTAGAGCCTGTTGAAGGGGTATCCCTACCCATTGGTCAAAGATAGCCTCTGAAATGTAAAACCTCTTGCTCCACCCATGTATCCAATCTGCCACCTCATCAAAGTCCAGCCGTTCTTTATCCTTAAACTTACCCTCCCCTGCTTTTATTTGATCCACCAAATCTAAGATGATCTTGTCTCCCTCTAAATGACCAATCGCTATTGCACTTGCGTCTCCCACCAAACCCAAGTCTATGCCCATGTAGTGTGGCTTCCTCGCAGGGGCTGATGTGACAGGTCTTAGCTTAGGATCGACACACTCATACAAGTCTTCCTCTTTCTCCAACCAACCTCGCGTTCTATCCGTAAACTCACCTCCATACTCAGTAAAGAATACGGTAGGGTTTTTCAGATAGTGTTTTTCAAACTCGCTAGCGGGAACCGTGGGATTAACTTCCCATGTTGGTGCCTGTACAGCTAAGATGTTATCCGATGCAGCACCTCCCTGCATACCTATTTGAAAGAGATTGTAGAAAAGACCCTGTTTGCCTAAGGGTGAAGAAATAAGGATAACCCGACCTTCCACTTCCCCAATTGGTTTGGTGGGATTTATGGGGTCTTTTGGAGAATAAGCGGATGTTGAAGGAACAACTGCGTTGTAAACTTCTTCTGCCCCTGATTGCCCTTTATCCGTAAAGTGTGCCACCTCGTCCAAGATTACACAGATGTTACCTGCACCACGGAGCCCCTTAGCTACGCATGATCTAAAAGTCACTTTAAGTGTGGCTTTAGCCGATGGGTCATCTAGGTATCTTCCGTACTTATCCACATCCGCAGGTGTTTGGAAACGGGCATAACTTAAGGTGTTATTTGCCGTATAGGGGCCGAAGAAAGAACAATTGCGATAGTGTCCCGATACCTCCTGATACAATAAACCCGCCTGATCCTTATCCGTGGCTACGGAAATAATCTGTATGTTATTCGAGGCAGGTAGCCCATAGTATTTCTGAGGGTCGCCTTTTTTGATGAGCTTGTATGTTTCATAAGCTGCAATACAAGCTGAGATGGTCGTATTGTGGTTTGTAAAACCATTTCCGATAAACATCGAACCTTCAGGAACATTTAGGTCATATACCTCACATTCACCCTCTGTAACGGATTGAACAGGATCAAAAAAGTAATCTAAATCCAAAAGGCTGTTGATCTTGGCTCGCACATAGCTCGGAGTATCCTTTTCCTCTAGTATCCGACCTAGCTCTAATTGGCTGACCTTTTTATTCCCATTACAAAAAATCTTCCTTATTGAAAGATGCTGTTTTAGAAAGGGGAGCAAATAAGGAACTCCGTCTATGGGATGTGGTGACCGATAAGACAGATTCTCAAATTGTTTATCCATCATGGATTTTTTACGCTGAGTTAGGAATCCTATCTCGTTCTTGAACTTGAGCTTAGAGGCTGTTCCCTTTACTCTAACAACCCACTCAGTCTCTCTAGATACTGATGTGTTGGTCACTATCCCAAAATTTAAGAGCAATGCTTGTACATCATACGCTAGTTGCTTTGAGCTAGTGGAAAAGCATACGCTGTTCCCTGTGGCAGAACCATCAGTTTCAAAAAGACCCCTCAGATATGCCGCGACTACGCTCTTTGGAGAACGCATAATAGTAAATGGAACCCTCTTATCATAGGGGGTCGCTTTAATACTCCACCCTATTTTATCCATGAAAGAGCGGATCACCTTCCCATAAACATAGACATCACCTACATCTATGCCTCTCTTGTCCACAACATAAGATGCTTTTCCGAAAATAGCTTTCGCTTTATCCAAAAAGATATCTTTAAACTCAGGGTCAGCGGTAGTTACTCTTAGGGCTCTCTTGTTTGTCCAATTCCCATCCCCTGAAACTACCCCAAGTAGCTCGCCCCACTCCTCGGTTAAGAAGTCGGGCATCCCCACAAAAGGGGAACTTTGGTAGGGTCTAAGGTCTACATACTCTTTCGCCCACAAGTTACTGCTTCGGTTAATACAAGCCAAGTCCCCCGCTTTGACATCCCCTAAGTACTTCCAAACAACTTCACAATCAGGTGTAAGAACTTTGATCCTGTGGTTATCCGTCCCTTCGATGAAGTATCCGCTTTCTGTCATAACGGCTTTGGTGGGTTTAACTCCACCTTTGTAAAAGAAGGCTGTTCTCCGAACATCTCCCCTCTCTTGTGCCACCCGTACAGATAATGGCTGATACTCCAGCCCATTATCCGTGATGTCCCCAAGAGAAGATATGGGGACGATACCCATATCTGTGGGGATGAGGGTATCTCCCCTAACGCATTTGCCTGATCTACGCCCAATGGATAAGATCATTTCTCGTCTTTGTTTGCCAGGGATCACTTCACCGATATTGCATCGTCCCTCTTCAAATAGGATTTTCAGATATTCTTTTTCCGTCACATGGCGAGCATTTTGCCTTCTCCAATCCGTGATCGTAAACCTCTCCGTATCATCTAGCTCAAGCCCATAGTGAGCCTTTAGGATAACCTTCTGAACAGGGAACAGGGTCATTTTCAGACCCCAAGGAGCTTCTACAAACTCAATGATATCTGCGTTGTGTTCTGATTGCTTCCCTGCTTTTGCACTTGCCGCTATAGCGACCGAGGATAAACTCATTTCTCGTCTTCCATCGCCTTCTTAGCATCCGCTATCCATTCCTGCTCATCAACCAACTTTCCAAATGTTGCGAAGATGCTTTCCGCAAGTTCAGGGCGACAACCTGATTCATCACACGCCCTTCTGAAGGTCTCTGCTATGTGTCCAAATAGCTTCCTAAATGCCTTGGACTCTAGGTCGATGGATTTAGAAGATAAAAGTTCTCTCTTTTTTATCCATGTGTCACCCACAGCCCTTAACGCATTCACCCTTCTCAGAGAAATCTGAGAAGTAGGTTCGCCCTTTCTCTCGGCTTCTTCTCTCTCAAAAGCAAGACTTGCCGCCTCTTCGGATAATCCCTCAATCACTCTCGTCAATACATCTGAAGATTCAGGATTCTGTCTCACCTGACCATAAACGATATCAGTATCCAATTTGGAAAACTTGCGTTGATTGAGATTATTAATTGCCGCCTGAGGCGTATGGTACATCGGTGGCTGAGAAGCTGTCTGAGGAACAGGGGCAGATGGATTAGAAGCAGGAGAGCCACGACCAGGATTGCTGTACATGACAAATGGCTCACCCGTTTTGGGATTTAGAGATATTGTATCCGTAGGCAAGACCTCCGCTGGCTTACGCCATATGGTTTTCCCCAACTCATCCTCTACCTTAACCCTAGAGGCACCTACAGGAATTGGGATACTTGTCATGGATATGTGCTCCTATCAGCTAGAAATCATAGGGGAAGTGTTTTTTGGACTGATTACGAGTGCTACAGCACCTGTATTAGTAGCTGTAGCGGGATCGTAAAGAACATTACCATCTAAGTCTTGGATAATAAAAGGAGGGTTCCCCGCTAGTAAGTCCCAACTAAAGGATAAAACTTTAACGAAGATGGAATCCGTTGTCCCTAAGGCTGTGCAGATGACCTCGTTTAAGTTAAGAGGGTCCACAGAGGCTTTTAACCCCATGCCAGACTCATTAAGTACAAGGGCTAGTTCTGAAGCTACATCGTTTACATTTCCCGCACCCCCACCAATCAAGCGAGCTAAATGATTTCCCACTTGGAGGGCAGGAACTCGATCCTGATCAAACATCCCCGCAGCTTGAACTTGTATCTCGTCATAATCATATTTAGTCGCTCCACCTAAATTCACATTCCCGAAGTCCACGGACGAAACCACTATCCTAATTCCCGTTTGATTAGGTGTGGCGATGCCCAACACGGCATTACCCAAGTGTGTGGTGATGACTTGCGTCTCAAATGCCTGTCGGATAGGTATGGGGTTTCCCGCTTCACCTTTAGAAGGATCAGAAGGTCTAAGGTTATGACCAACCAACATCTTGAAGCGAGGGGATGTAGCCATGCGGTTTACATATGAGGGAAGCATATCTAGGACTCCTTAGACTTCAAAGCCGCCAAATAACACATCCCCCAATGACTTATTGGATACTTCCTCGCCTATTTCAACATGGTCGGAAGGCAAGAGTCCAAACTCATCGGGATCATAATCGTTCACGAATAGAGAGGCTGTTCTATCCGCATCAGTACCATTAGCTAGACGGATATTTTCCTGCTGAAGTGCAGACAAACTATCCGTTATTTCGGATGGGGAATCTATGAGTACCTTGTTGTACTTTTGGCAAGTGCCTTCGACATTAAAGACGCAGGTGGAACACTTACCCACTCCTAAAAGAGTTGGGATTTGGTTCGACCTGTGTAACAATGCCCCCTTGTCACAGCCCTCAACACCTTCCGTCACATATGCTCCTGCATCCACATAAGCATGACCCGATAAGCCTTCATGTTCTGTTCGTAGAGAAGCTATGCGTGTGGTGTAGGTATCCAATACCTTTTGAGAGAAGCGGCTAGAGAGAAGGACATCTAGTTCCTGCCCTGCTCCACCCTCGCTCATCTTTTGACGAAGCCAAGTCGCCACTTTCATTTCAGAGTCGGATAACCTTTCCGACTTCTTAGGCGTGATGATGTGTGCCGTTTCTGAGCCCTCATAAAACGCCCTTTCTACCTTCTCCGAGGCTACCCTAAATAAAGCCTTGAGTTGGAGTTCAGGCTCTCCCACATGAGAAGCCACTACCCTTCTTACATCATCCGCAGAAACCAAACCACTATCCAATAGCTTGGACATCTTCAGTCTTACGGATTCTTCTCGTTGTTCAAAAGTAAGCTCGGTTCGGGTTTTAAACTCGGTGGCGATTTTCTTGGTGCGTTTGACCATTCGATGTTCTTTGAGGTCATACTCGTGGTACTGAGAAGCTACTTTTGGTCTCGCTACAAAATCAAAGACCCTACGAACTCGATCCTCAGGGGTCTTTGACCCTTTTATGGCGACCGCCACCTCATCATGAGTAATCAAACCCGCTTTGATCAAAAGACCGACTTTCTCTAAACTTCTTTGTTCTCTGCCACGCTCTGTCCTACTTGCGGCTTCTTTTAAGCCCAAAAGATCAGAGTCCTTCTTCTTAGAGGCTTCCTTTAAACCCAAAAGGTCAGAGTCGTTTAAAAGAGCAACTCTCGTGTCTAGAGTGTGGGCATTTTTGCCAATGCCCACATAGGTAGATGCCTGATCTTCCGTAAAGTTATCCGCTGCTCTCTTAAAAGCAACCTTTACAGCATCCTCAGGGTTAGACCTGTGTATTGTGGCTATTCGCTCTATGTCCTGCGAAGACAACAAACCTGTGGAAGCCAACCCCTTTAACTTTTCGCTGGCTGTCTTTACTCGTTGTTCAAAAGTAAGCTCGGTTCGAGTTTTAAACTCGGTAGCGATTTTGGATTTGGTGGTCGTATGTAAAGATGCTTCCTTGCCTGAACCTTCATAGGTGGAAGCCTTGAGGGGCTTAGACGCTAGTTCAAACGCTTTCTTCACATAAGCACCTGCTTCTGTAATGGATTGGATAGACGAATACACTTCTTTGGTAATCAAACCAAACTTAAGAAGTTTATCCACCTTGTCGTGAGCATCTTTCCACAACAAAGCGGACGCTCTCTTTTTCATATCAGGCAGTTTATCCAATTTGGATTTTGTGGGTGTATGCGTCTTTACCCCTATGCCCGTTCCGTCATATGTAGATGCTTGAGTGGGTGTGGTAGCCAAATGGAACAAGCGGTCTATTTTTTCTTGTGCCGTCTTGGATGTTGTCTCTGTGACGGCAGTAATTACTTCTTCATCTAGGAAGCCCTGTTTAGCTAACTGAGAAGCAATACGGGCTAGTTTCTTTTCCGTCTTAGTTTCATGTCTATCTTCGTGTGTTGCAATAAAGATGTGTTCTTGCTGAGAGGCTTCGAGTTGTCTTCTTGCGTGATCAAGAGAGATGAAGTCGCTCTCATTTCTCTGAGTGGGGAACCATGTTTGGTTCGCCTCATGCCTTGTCACCCTGCCCTCTATCAGATCAATAAAGGCAGTTCTCACTTGCTCCTTATGAGAGAGAGAGGATGCAGTCTTGACCCCATAGGATTCTAGTCTAGGCATGAGAGTGCGGGCGACTTTTGACCAAGGGATATCGTTTACAGATGCAACTATCTCCATACCTAGAAACCTATCGAAAGCACAATCCTTATTGACGGGAATGATGTACATAGCGGTTTTGCACCGATTGTGAATCACCTCGTCCCAACGACCATTAAATAACCCTGGGAAATGTGCTTCTTTAATGTAAACACGACCATGCAGTCCATATTCATCCTCTATCTTTAGCTTAAGTGCCAAAGGATTTGAGGCATCCTTTAACACCGAGGATAAAGACTCGCCATATGCCAACTTCCGATGAAGTTTCTCTGCCTGATGACGGATATCATCTCCAGGGAGATTGGATACTTCCTTGTATGTGTTTTTGTACTTCTCATGGTGGCGTTGATTGTTAGGGATAATATCCAAACCTGTAGTGCTTTCAGTACCCCAAGCCTCTTGCAGGTTTTTGAACTGATTGACTTCAGGGTTTTCAAACCTCCCCTGAGACAAGTGTTCTAGGATATCCTCCATGGAACGCTGTCCTGATAAGTCAGGCTTAGATTGGGTAGCGAGCCATGAGTGATCCACAAGAGCAATACTTTGGCTCGCGTCTTTTGTGAAATCCTCTAGGTCTAGGGGCATATCCACCTCTACCCCATCAGGCAAAGAGGACTCACCATTCCCACCCATAGGGATCATCCCACTTGGTAAAGAGGATAGCCCCTTGGCTTCAGGAAGCCTTGCCTTCTCATAAGGTCCAGCACCATACTCGGTGTCGAACTGAAACCCATCCAACATATAGTTAGAGCCATGCTCAAGAGAGTACCCCCCGTTCGGAAGATAACTTGATGCAGTTTTCTTAGCCATTTGAGGTCTCCTTATTTCTAGGGGAAGTGAAGTCCCTGCTTAGTCCCTCTTCATCGGATTCTTCTTCTTCTTGTTTTGCCCATGCCTCAGGGTCATCTTTAATATCTTCAATATCCTCCATCACCTTCTCCACCATAGCCTCCTGCAAGGCTTTCCAATGGTCTGCCTTTATCTCGTCATAAAGCGTATCGGATAACGCGGATAAAGCCTCGACAATATTCATGTATTGCCTCCTCATACCTTTTATTTCCATGATATACCCCCTGCCACCAAGGTTCCCATCAGGGCTTATATCTCGGCTCTTAATCTTAGCAAATACGCTGTATGCACTCATAGCATGACCAAGTGCCGATAATGTTGCCCTAAGTACCCTCGCAAGGTCTTTACTGCACCTTTTATTGAACACATGGTTTTTATCCATTACACGCTGACTCGGAGGATGTTGTCCCCATGCCCACGCAGATGAATCATCTCCATGATCTTTGATGAACCTTACTTCACCTGCGGTCTTTTTAAGACCTTTGGGTTCCGATGCGGTCTTAGACATAAACCGATCAGCTACCCTCTTAGGGTCGGCAGAGTTAGACATAATTCAGACTCCTAGTTGTATAGCACTACCCCAAATATAAACGCTCTAAAAACTATCCAACACAACTCAATCCCTAAAGGTTTAATACTCATGCACTAACGAAACCAGAGTCCGAAAGGATAACGATAATGTCGGAAGTATCCCTCAAAACATCTCCCAAAGCGGTTATCCTAGACACTTCGGTTTTAATCTATGACCCCCAATCAATGGTCGCTTTCCCTGAAGACACTCAAGTTCTTATCCCAATCTTTGTCATCATGGAACTAGATGTTCTCAAGGACACCACCAAACAAGATAAGTCCCATGTAGCACATCTCGCTCGACAGGCATCTAAACTTATCCTTGAACTTCAGCCCATCGGAAAAGTCAAGGTTATCGCCAACGCAGGAGAACTAGACCTCAAAGCCCTCGATCAAGCCTCTAAAATCAGATATCTTGATTTACTTATCCTTCAAACTGCTATGCACCATAGCAACAACTATCAAGTCACTCTAGTATCCAAAGATGTAAACTTACGCATCCTCGCAGGATGTGTTGGGCTTAAAAGCGATGATTTCACCTCCGACACAAGATCGGATAACACATTAGCTTCCATCGCCATAAAAGAGTTTCACCCCGATCTCAATCTTGAAGCTGACCTGATCGGCTCATATTGGAAAGGGGCTACAAGACTCCCCGAAGATTTCTCTTACGAGAACTTCCACGAAAACCAATATGTTTGGTTCAACGACTTCAACAACAAACAACATCTCTTTCAGCACAAAGATGGGGCTCTCTATCCAATAGACAAGGATAAAACCCGCACCAAAGATGCCAAACCCCGAAACATGGAACAAAGGGCAGCTCTTGATCTACTCTTGGATAAAGATGTTCTCCTTGTCGCTCTAGTCGGTAAGGCAGGTACAGGAAAGACATATCTTGCCCTCGCCGCAGCTATCCATCAGTCCAACATCTATCAAAGGGTCGTCCTCTCAAAACCTGTCGTTGATGTCGGCAACGGAATAGGATTCCTACCAGGGTCACTATCCGAAAAGATGGAGCCTTGGATGCAGAGCTTCTTCGACAACCTTGATCAAATCAATCCCATGTGGGACACCAACACCTTCGGCGGAGAAAATAAAGAATCCTTCCTTGAGAAAAATCACATCGAGATACAACCCATCAACTCTATCCGTGGTCGTTCTCTCAAAAATGCCTTCATGATTATTGATGAAGCCCAAAACCTCACCAAACATGAAATAAAAAGCATCATCACTAGAGCGGCTGAAGGCACCAAAGTTATCCTCTTGGGAGACCCAAGCCAAATAGATCACCCTTATCTCACCGAACGCTCTAATGGTCTAACCTATGTCATCGAGAAAATGAAGGGACACCCTATCTTTGGTTGTGTCTCTCTTAAGAAGTCAGAACGCTCTACTTTATCCGATATTGTGGCGGATATGCTTTAACCCCTACGCCTTCTTGATCTTTGCCTCAAGTAGGAGGGTTTGGCAGGTTCAGGTTCAGGTTCAGGGGCAGATGATTCCTCCGTCTCCTCGACCTCCCCTAATAACTTACAACTCGGCTTAGGATCATCTTTACCCTTGGGATACATGGTCTTAACGCTTACCTGCTCTAAGGTTAAACCAAAGGTATCTATAAGCTGAGGAAAAAGATACAAACGCACAATCTGTGCAGCCTCAAACTTTTGACCATCTGTTTTTAAGTATTCCTCAATCGTCAACGCCTTTGAGATGGAAACTTTCACCACCTCCCCATGCTCCTTCTTCTCTATGTGGAAGGGCTCATAAAGCCATTCCTCATACGCTGATTTGCTGATTTCGTTACATCTCGGAATAACCGACAAAATATGCCCTTTATGTTCCCCCGTTACCTTGTACCTCGCATCCCCATCAGCAGACCCCATAGGTCCAAGTCTCTCATACAAAGCTGCTATATGTGCGTAAATCCACTTAAAGGCTAACACTTGACGGATACCCTCTAATAAGAAGTCCATCTTGATCTCACGAGAATCCAATCGGGCTTGGGTGTGAGGACTCAACTCAACCTTAACTGTTGATTTCATCACGCTGATGGTCTCAAATATCGTACTCGGATAAGCAGCTCTCTCTAACTTCTTGTCTAGGTTTAAGGACTTAACGGGTGGAGTACCCTTCGATATCATGGGGGTACTATTAATCTCGGATAAGAGCTTATTATATTCCTCTTTCACGCGAGGGTCTAGATTCGCTAAATTCTTGGGATCAGTCCCTAAAATGCGATCTGCAATACCACAGGGTCCTAGACCTAGAGGAGGGTCTAAGTCCGCTTCTTTCTCTAGGCGAGCTATACGAGAAATAAGCAACCCTATCTGCCGATTCTCATACGCCACACGCACCATTGCTCTCTTTATGTTATCCATTGCCTCACTCCTTTGATTGACGAGACAACGGATGAATAAAGGAACTATAAGTCTTCTTTATCCACCTGCTCAAGATAAGCCAAAGCACACTCCTTAGCCCCATTTGAAGCCTTTACACTCCGCACTCTATCCTTTAGAGATAAATGAGACCAACCCGTAGTGGCGACTTGTTTCATCTTCTCGACTATCTGTTCCATTCTCTCTTTTGAATCCTTTTCCCTTATCGCCTCCTCCACCTTGAAAGCCTCACTCGCAGGTCTAATAGGTACATCATGGCGGATAACGGATAAGCCAGCTACGCTGACGCTCACCTCCACTACACAAGGGGATCGGTCTAAATCATCAAGGTGCAAGGCACCTCGCGTCAAACTACCCACATTCACCACATAGCCACCATTCGATAACCTCGTTATCCCTTGATCCTTATGCCAATGACCAAAAAACCAACAATCCACATCAGGGATACTATCCAATAAATCATAACCGACAATATCTTCGTTTTCAAACATACTGCCACCTGCACCTGAGCGGGCTAATAAGTGACAAGCCACAAACAAGTAATCCTCAGGTCCCTTTTTAATATTCCTCAACCGATCTAAATCGTACTCTGTTCCGTGATAAGGGACACCCACTATCCGTAAAGAAATGCCCTCTTCATCCGTTACGAAAATCTCTTCAGAGTCACCGAACTGCCTAAAAACCGATGCTGAAAACAAAACGCTCAAGGGCTGTTCAGGTAGATATTCGATATTTCCATACTTCACATCATGATTACCCACAAGGGCATATACAGGACAAGGGTAATCTTTGTGTGCTTCACAAGCTGAACGAACCAAAGCATGGGAGTTCCGAGTGGGGGACTTCACATCAAAAAAATCCCCGCCGTCTAACACCAAATCTACTGATAAATCCTTTGCCTTTCGACCTATCCATTTCAGCTTATCTACAACATCCATAGACCAATCTCCCGTCCTCCGTTTTGGGGTTCGGTCGGCTAAGTGAACATCAGTCCTCCACAGCACTTTAATCATGTCTCACACTCCCTAGGATTACTTCATGAAGTTCATCGCATATACGAGTATATATGGACACATCGCAAGAACCGAAAATAAGTTCTTGGTCGCTGTTATGCCTTTTGAAGATCAACCCCCCTGCATCTCCTCCGTGACACATAAAATCCGTAAACACGCCACACTATCCGAAGATGCTTTGTTGACGGGTGGTGTTCTTCTCTTTGAGAGCCAAGAACAGGCAACACAAGTCGCCCTCGCGTTCGAGGGAGTATCCACTTCTGAATTCTATGTGAAGTTGTACAACGACAAAGGCGAAACCATTTGGACAAACATCTAGAGTGGCTCCCCCTTTTCGTTTAAAAGTCCCTTCGTGTAAAGAGCATAAAGCTGAATCCCTATTGCGGGGGCAAGTAGTGCGTTCCAACCTATGGATAAAGATTTAAATATCCAACCTCCAGGTATACCAGGGAAGAGCAAGGATATCAAAAATCCAATTCCGCTCTCGGGGAGTCCCGATAATAAGTCTGACCAAGAAATGAGACCTAAAAATCCTTTTAATAACTCGGAAATCTTCCAACTCACCTCCGTCACATTTATCCAAATCACCCAATAAAGGTACGACTTAGCAGGGATAGTTAAAACCTTAAGTAGTGGATGCCTCTCTAAGAAATGGTCTAGCCAATCAGCTAAATTCTTAGCTGTACCAAGAACGGGCTTTACTACCTTGCCTAGCCATCTAGAAAGCTCTCCCCCAGCTCCTCCATTCTTTTTAAGGATAGACTGCACGATAGATGTTAGTGTGGGAGCATCAGACGCATACAGAAATAGAAAGTGTAAAATCTTGCTGTCTTTCTTCAGCTTGCTCTTAGCTCCTTCCCACCACTTAGCTCCTTCGTCCAATAATGCCTGAAACTTTTTGGATAACTCCGTGTACAGCTTGATCGGATTGGTTGTAGTTATCCCCAACATATCCTTAAACTTTTCCCATAAATCAGGTGCCTTCTGAAATGCCTGATAAATCTCTTTTAGCTTCTTCCCCAATCCCTTGATGATCGCTTCCTTATCTAATCCTGCACATCGGATAATCCCTTCCCCAAAGACGCTCAAGACATTCTCATCTATCTCTCTCACCTTGATGTGTGCAGTCCTCCCTGTAGAGCTTGTCATGATAGCCCATCGAGAAGACTCTAAAACATACGCTTTTCTAGCTAGGTACACCCTAGCTAGTTTTTTTGGGTTTGTCATTCCCTTACTCCTGATTGTTGTGGTCTAGCCTGATTGTTTAATAAATTATTAATGGATAGATTTGAACGACCAAGAAGGAGAGCCTAAAATGATGAGAACCGCAAGTGATGTCTTAAGAAGTCTCGAAGCCCGTATCGCTCGCCTTGAAAGAAGAGCAGCAGAAGTGGTACTCACGCCAGAGGTCATCGAGAACGAGTACGAAAACGCAAAGAAGTTGAGCCAAGTAGACCCACAGATTGCTGCCGCTCTCATTCACGCAGGTGACAGAAGCGGGGACAAGATTAAGTCTCAGAATCGCACTATCGCTGCCGCTGCCCTTAAACCTTCACAAACCACCATGCTACCTGGAAACTCTTTGTGCATGATTGTTTGGATGATCAACAACAATAAGATTGACCCAAATCTTGGTGCTATCATCTCTAACGACAATTTCATCATGGACGGACATCACCGTTGGGCAGCAATGATTCTTCTTTTCGGTAAGGCTGCAAAGGTTGGAGGCATTCAAGTTGACCTACCTGGAAGTCAACTAGTTAGAGTTCTGAATGTTGTCACAAAAGGACTTTATTCGGGAAGAAATGGAAATGCAGGGTCGGGTGATATTGGAAACTTCAATCCTGCATATGTTGCAAAGATGTGCAGAGAGGCAGTTGAAAATGGACTCCCCGCAGGCATTGGTGGTAAGTTTGGGTGTAAGGCTGAAGATGTCAAGTCTGCCTTCATAAAGCAGTTTGGTGATGTTGAAGTTGCTATCCGCACTTTATCCGAAAACGCCAAGTACATTACAACAACAGTCCCATCTTGGGCTCCTGATCGTAAAGATATGCCTGTCCTTGACGCAGACAAGGGTGAGGTGGACTTAGCCGCAGGTATGCTCTCCCGTGGTGAGGTAGAGGTGTTCCCTCCCTTTCCTGAGGAGCAAACCGTGAAAATTGGCAGCCGTAGGAATTTCCGTAGAAGCTACTGAAAACGCTTGGTGTACTTATCCGCCACGCAGGACGCACACCACGCATTAGGTTTTGTTTCTACTCGGTCAAATCCATACCCCTTTACAATGCTCACTAAACCGCTCGACCACCTGTAGGTGTACCCCCTCGGATGTGAGTTCACATCTAAATGGATAGTTATGGGGCAGGATGGGTAAAGCCTCATGAGGGATTGTCCCACCGAGATAGAAGCCTCCATCTCGGCATATACCCTAGAGTACAAATCCATAAAAGGTCGTAACATTGGTAGCTTCTTGTGAAAACACCTGCCGTGATATCTCTTATCGGGGGACAAAAAACATACAGCTACGACAATAAGCGTCCCATTAGCAAATGGTTGACTATCAGCACCAACCACCACATCTAACTTGGAAGTGTCGCGTAGTCCGTTCCCGATCTCAGTTAAGAAATCTTCTTCGGAATATGTCTCACTCCCTCTTATCCACATAATCAATGCACTCTCAGGTTAATAAATCACCGAGCTTTATACCTATCTCGTGCGTTTAAATAGATCACTCATGGCAACCACCTGCCCAAGTCCTCCTACCACTTCATCCCTCAAGGAGGTCGAGGGAGTCACCCTCAAAACGGATACATCCTGCGTCCTCTTATTCTTTTCAACCAAGTCGGTAGGCATCACGCCGCTCTCGATGGCGGAAGCGAGCTTCTCTCGATTCACGGAAATCACCACTTCCCCAATCAAAGAAGGATCAATACCACGCTCCTGCATATCCTTCAAAAGGGTTGCCTCGTCATATGTAGAACGAATCTGATTAAACATCGCTACTCGCCCACTCGGCAAGACAATCAAGTCATCCACTTCAAGAAGTGTCCGCAACCCTGCTACCTCTTCCTCAAGATTGTCCTGAAGTACCTTTATCCGTAACAGACGCTCTGAAATCTGTGTCTTATCCATTTTTACACCTCAATCACCGAGGGGGGATTCCCTCTTCAGGTAACAACTTATACAATAGTTGTTATATCACAAATGCTATAATGCACACCAACCGCCTCCCTATGCCACTTGGTCTTATTCCGAAGAAGAAGGGTGTCAGGGACTAAGCGGTGTAGGAAGCCTTTGACGATATGGGTTTTCACCCTTTCCCCATGTAACAGGTCACAGGGCTGTTGGTGTGCCTATTCGTTTTGTATATGTGACGGACAGAGACATAACAAGGGGAATGACTTTGATGTTCGAGTACGAAAAGAAACCTCAGCGAAGGCTTGAGGAATACTCTCTCACCAAGATGAATGAAATTTGCATACCCGCACACATATGGACAGAGCTAACGGATAACTATACACAAGAAGAATTGACCGACCACTTATCCAATATCATCAGTACACTTCCTTTTCCCTACGCTAAATACACTCCCCAAGATGTGAAAAGGGATTGGCTAGATATTAAACATGATGTTCTAAATCCCATAGAGAGTGAGTGGGGACTACCTAGAGTCTCTGTTAAAAGCACCACTTATCAAGGGAGACACCTTTACTTCGCCCCCAATAATAAGGGACTTAAAGTATCCAATCAGTTTGTTGAACCGACTCGTTGTGAAGCTGGACATATCCAATACCCTAGCCCCATAAGACAATGGACTAGGGAAGGCATGAGCAGTAAAAGGTCTTTTCTTCGTCCCCTGTGGACTTTAATGAAGCCAACCCAAGGTGTGGATAGTAGAGTCTTGCTCTCTTGCATCGCTTTGTCAGGCTATGTGGCGAGTCAGTTCAAGCCCGCACTTGCCAAAGGCTTATATGACTTTTTTGGGGCTAAGAGGGTCTTAGATTTCTCCGCAGGGTGGGGGGATAGATTGGTTGGATTTTTAGCTAGCGGAGCGGAGAGTTATGTGGGAATAGACCCGAACACCAAACTCCATGAACCATATCAACGGATAGTTGACTACTGCGAAACGGATAAATCAACCCGATTTATCCGTTCTCCTGCTGAAGATGCCGATCTCTCAGGTCTAAAGGTAGACTTTGTATTTACAAGCCCTCCGTACTTCGACACGGAACGATATTCAGAAGAGCCGACACAAAGTTGGAAAAGATACAAAAGACTAGACGATTGGTTAAATATATTTCTTTTCCCTGTTCTTAGGAAGAGTTGGGATTGCCTAGAAGATGGAGGCAGGATCGCTATAAACATATCCGACAAGGTTAAGGGAGATGTAAAGATTTGTCAGCCCATGCTCGATTACATGGAGAGCCTAGGTGCAACCTATGAAGGCGTAATTGGATACCGAATGAGTAAAAGACCCGGTAGCAACTTCTCCACATTAGATGAACTATCCAATATGGAGATATTTTGTGAGCCAATCTTTATTTGGAGTAAGGGAGTAGCTCCTGAACCTAAATGGATGCCCGATAACTTTTTCGGCGTTTAAAGTATCCCAAGTGCTGTAGTTTTTTTATTAGATGGGTGTAAGAGATACTCCCCATCTAATGGAGAACCTAAATGAAGTCAGGACTTTTGCTTAACAAGAGGAACGCTCACCTCGACCGCTACCTCGACCACAAGGGAACGATTGAGATCACCATCAGCAAGATGGAGTTTAAAAACCTACAGACCCACTTCACCCGCTACTTCCGTCTCCCGCTCAACTCTCACAGGTATGCCATTATGGGGGAGACCCTCGTTTTCACGATGAATCTCCCTAGTTACGCGGGAGAGAATGTGGTAGGGTTTTTGGATAGCCTCTCCATCTCTTTTGATGTTGTTGAGGCTTGATATTTCATTTATCACGGCTCCATAGGTTGGATAATCCCTAACCCAAACCCATCCGGTCATATGGAGCCACCTAAATGATCAGAAGAACTGCAAGTGAAGTTTTACACGACCTTGAGGTGAGAATCGCCCGCCTTGAGGATTCTAGCTCAAGCCGCACAGCCTCTGTGCTAGACATTCTGAGAAGCCTCCCAAGGGCAAAAGAGATGCAAGAGGAGTTCAGGGACACCCTCTATCCTAATTTTCGTAACGGACTTGCCAAAGTGATTGAGAAAAAGTCTGTAAACCCCATCAGAATCCCCGAAGTATCTGGGGAAGATAGACCCACAGTTAGCATAGTGGTAGAGGGGACTAGATTCTCATGGCAAGATGTTTCTGAAACTGACCTGGCTGCGGGAAAGCTCTTAGTTCCATACACTATAGGTGTTAGGATGTTTTTCAGAGCACCAAAACCGGTTAGTGAGATCGTAAAAGTAAAAAGGGGTTTAACGGGTATCAAACAGTTTTGGGGATATACCGTCACACCTGACGACATTAAAGAAAGAACAGAGGTTATTACTGCTGTGCAGTCTTTCTGCAAGAAATTTGGGGTGACCTACTCAAATATAAGTTTCCCTGCTGCGGATAAGAAGAGCGGTGTTTACCCCTCGATGTACGGAACCCTGACGGTCATGTTCGACCTAAGTCACTACCTGTGAGATAAATGTCGGTTGTTCTACAGGGGTTGAGTGTGGGTGGCGGTCAGACTAGGTGACGACCGCACGACACAAGGGGAGATGACCTTGAGAGGGCATATGGGGTTCTTGCTTTTTATCCGTAGTATTAATTAATAAAACGAGCCAAGACGAGTTACTGACTCAAGGATTAATCCTTTTATAGCCCCCCGTTGATATAACCAACGGAGAGCCTAAATGGATAACAAGTTTGGTAGTAAGAATGTCCCTGTGGATGAGAAGCTGTGGGCTGAACTTCAAGCTCTAGCTAAAGGGGAACGGAACAAGCCTGTTGTCCGTGGTGGGGAGTCTGTCAATCCTGTTAACGATGGAGCAGGGTTCCGCACCTTTCCTTCCGCTTACGCGAATGGTTGGGCTTTGGCTCAGTATAAGCGTCTAGGCGGCAAGTGGAAAAAAGAAGGTTCTGAGTTCAAGATGCCTCGTAAATGGGATTTATCCCATTGTGAGGATAAACCCTGCGAGGATATGGGGTTTTCTGAAAAGGCTTCTTGTCGCCCCTATAAGAACTGTTATGGGAAAACATCTGCCGAAAGAGTGGCGGAACGCTATGGAGCGAAGCGTGACGACCCTAAACTCAAGAACACGGGTAAGGGGGGTTTAGGTACTTGGTTCGCAGGACATGGCGGAGGAGACCCTGAAGACAGAGCTACTTGGGGGGATTGGGTCGCGATTACGCCTGTAAAGCACACGATCAAGAAAGAGGAAGGTGAGGATAAGACTTATGAACCCGGAGATATTGTTGGCCCATGTGCCGTCTCTAGTGAGAAAGAGTGGGCTTCTGTCACAGGAAACGGAAGTAAGCCCCTCAAGTGTATGCCCCGAGAGAAGGCTTGGGGGATGCCCAAAGAAGACAGAGCTGCCCTCGCTCGCAAAAAGAAGACGGAAGAAGCGAAACATAAAGGAAAAAAGCCTGTTAACACTCCGACTTTTAGTGAGGATGCTGAGAAGGTAAAGAAAGGCTCGGATAGAGTATCCGATTTCCATCGGGAGGTGATACCTCCCGACTCTCTGTCTAGTTTATCGAATGGGTCGGTAACAAATAAGGATACTAATCCTGATGGGAGTGGGTCACATAGTGCATTACCGAATGGAGACTCCGCTAGAAACATCGGTCGTCCATCGCCTGACTCACCTAATCTCAAATATCGGAATTTGGATAAATCAGAGGCGAATGGGAGAACCCCTGCCAACAAATTGGATATGGGTTATGTGAATGATAGCGGCAGCGGTTCAGCTAGGGTTATCCCTTATGACAGCGGCTTCGCCAATAACTCCTCTTCAATCAGAAACGCAGGGTTAAAAGCGTTAGCGAGTAAGATAGCCGCTCGCTATATCCAATCTGCGGCACAACCTGCACAAGACCTAGGTGGTGTGCAGACTTGGGTAAACAAGACACGCCAAGATCAAATAGAGAATGACACATCTGCCCCTGAGAAGGGTCGAGGAGATTCGGAAGACGGCAAACCTCAAAGGGATAGAGTTTTGCCGTTACCTGATGGACACCCTAAAGGGAGAGATGAACAAAGGGCAGGTCCTCCTGTGATGAACACGCCTTCGGATAGTTCAGGTGCGTCTACATCTTATGGGAAACAGCCAAATCCAAACGCGATACCGAATCAACCTGATGGGAAACCCCTACACCAACGCCCGAGGTCTAGTGGATTACCTGGAGATCAGTACGGACATCCGTACATAAACCAACAGAACACCACAGGTATGAAGAGGCGTACCGATGATATCTAATGGATTTTGGGATACGGATAGTTATGGGAACCTGATTAAGGTAGCCATAATCAGCGTATTGCCTCCTAGCAACAGGCAAAGAAAACAAAAGGGACAAGTTAAGAGGGACTATCTTAAGCGTAAGCGTAAGAACAGAAAGAACAAGACAAAGATTAAGCTGCGTAGAAAGCGTTATTACAGGCTGAACAAGAGACGGATACTTCGTTATCAGAAGCAGTATCGGGATACTCCGCACTTGTTCAAAAGATATGAAGGGGGAGGGGTTTCAACAAGAGGACAAAAGAACGAAAGGGATAAAAAAGCTATGAACATGGAGTCTCAATATAGGGAGGCTATCCGTAATGTGATGGCGAGTGAGATGGAACTAGAGGGGGGATTAGCAAGAGCCCCTCGTCATCAAATGAAGCGTATGCTTCAGAAAACTAGAACTCTCCGTAAGCGTCCTGATAGTCAAAGACGCAGACAGATGAGAAAGACTTATCGTAAAAGGGTAAAGTCGGATGCGAGCTTCAGGAGATATCGTAAAGACTATGCTAAGAAGTATTACAAGAAAAACAAGTCAAAAATCCAACAACGCAGGAAGAGAGCTAGTGAGATGAGCAACAAGTTATCCATAATGCAGGCATTACTTGCGGTTCTGAGAGCGGCACATTGGTCGCATTGGACTTCCCATTGGCAGGTAAAGGGTAGCACCTTTTATGGGGATCATTTATTGATGGAGAAGCTGTATGGGGGGCTTGTAGATGAGATAGATACGCTAGCAGAGAAGATTATTGGGGAGTTTGGATCAGAAAGTTTAGATGCCGTGGATCAGGCACAGATGATGACATCTAATCTGATCACACAATCAAGGGGCGAGAAAGACCCATTAAAGCGAGCATTACAAATAGAAGAGAATCTGCAAAAGACCTTAAAAGTATTTTACGAAATGTTAAAGCAACAGGATCAGATGAGTTTGGGTTTAGATGATTATGTGATGAGTCTAGCTAATGCCCATGAGACGAACTTGTATTTACTCAGACAGAGACATCGCTAATGTTTCACCATCTCACACTAGCGGTGCGTGACCGCATCATCAAAGAGTTCAGGGAGTATTGGGCAGATCACCCAAGGTATCCTGATCTTGCTCAAAATATACAGGGCAAGTTTTCTTTTGATGAACGCCCTCAGTTTGGGATGGTCATCAAAACAGGTGGGGCAAGCAATGTGGTTTTATCCAATGATAACTATATTGGAATAGTAGAGGGTTATGTATCTTTAGCTCAGATACCCCCTTATCGAGGTAAGTCGATAGAGTGGGTCAGAGATGATATGTCAAAAGTCCCTGAAGAAGGGGTTTATGTAGTATCCATTATTGAGCCGACAGTAGAAGTAGAAGACCCATACATAAAATATGCAGTTATCCAAAAGTATCGTAGGGTGCATGAAACAAATTTGATGTACACATCGGATACGGAAATATCCTTATTGGGGGAGCCGATAGAGAACTCTTTGAGATTGATAGAGTATCCATCAGGCAGGTTATTGTCTCAGAGTGAGTACACGCTAGAAGGTTCTGTAGTAACTTTAGCTGAGGCTTTACCCTCTGCCAAGTTAAGACTAGAAGCGAGGTACACAGAACAGGATGCACAAACAGGTCCATATGCAATACAGCCAGCATTGGCATACAGAAACTTGATTAATGGGGTGGTTATTGCTTTTGGTAGGGAGCTAGAAGCAGGGGATAAAATGGCTGTGATGGTGGAGGGAAGTAGACAACAAGTAAGTAAGGAATATGGAGGCAGGTGGGATATCAGCGTGGATGTTGATTTGGTGACTAGGGATGTACATTCACAAGCCGACATAGCTGATAGGACGGTCGTTTGGTTATGGTCAACACTCCGTCCCAAACTCTCTACTCTTGGATTAGAACTATCCGATGTGAGTCTTGGAGGTGAGGGGGAAGAAGCGTATGACGACAATGGGGATGATTATTTCTACACGGCTTCCATCAGCTTCAGTATCCAAGCTGATTGGTTTATCCATTATCCATTAGTGATACCGATTTTATCCGTTTCGACAAACAATGTAGTGCCGATGCAGTTACTGCCTATGGGTGAGCCTATTGTGGGTATAGGTAATACGGATGGTTTCAGGCAGAGGATTATTGGGTAGTCGGGTTTAATAATCTATCTATCTACTAAGGCTTAAACAAAGAGCATAAGCCTAGATGAGGAGATAGATGCCAATCCTTTCGTATCAATGCCACTCTTGTGGATTATCTCAAAAGAAACGCACACCTAAGGCACTAGAGAGTGTTACCTGTGTGTGTGGTTCTCTTGCTCTTCCCGCAGAGGTAGGGGAAGTGAGCGTGGGATTCACGACAAGTGTGGTCAACAAGCAAGGATTGGTCAAAGCCCAAGATAGTGGGATGGAGTCATTCGATTTGAACTATGATCGAGTGATCGGTGAAGATGCGGCTGAGAAGTGGGATGTCATTTATCATCGTAAGAGGGACAAGATAGACCTATTGGAATCTTCCAAAGGCACCTCGATGAAAGATGTCATGAGACTTCCCGATGGGACTTATGCTGTGAAACCTAATGATAGCGTAGCGTTCCGTGAAGAACGACTCCGCAGGATCAAACTATCCCAAACACCATACAAGTCACAGGAGTAAAGAAGATGGCTATTAGAGGCGGCTACGCTCCCCCAGGTGTATACACCGAAACCGTGTTTGAAACTCAGACACAACCGAATATAATTGTCACGGGTAAGGTTCCCTTACTCATAGGGACAGGTAGAGAGACTATCATCTCCAAGGGCAATACCCTAGTGAGAGGTAGCTCGGCAACTATCGACCAACGCATTGTGGAAGAAGATGCCACAGGTCGTGCAATTGTTGCCGTCAACCCTGATGACTCTTTTGAGCTAGGTGAGTTTGACGGAGAAATCACTTCTTTTGTCGTTCGTAACTTACCCATCGTCACGGGAGACGGTTCTGCCACAGTTGCCACTACCCCCACATCAGTTTCCGTACTGATCAATGGTGTCGCCACGGTGGTGTTATCCGTAGAGGGAACCACGGGTGTAGTCACCATCGCTGAAGCTCCAAGTGCTGAGGATGATGTGAGAGTCACCTACTTCTTTGATCGTAAAGATACACTCATCACGGAAGAAGATTTAAGTACGCAAATCACATCTACCCAAACTGAACTATTGGGTTCCGCAGGGTCTTTTGCATTTAATGCTTCCACTAACACCTTCGTAGTCACTTGTGATGGAGTGTCGAGCGTTCTTACACTTCCCCTTGCTGACGGAACAGACCGTCTTGGAAGTCTTGATCGCGTTGTTGGTGTCATCAATGCGGCATCTGTAGGTTCTCTCTCGGCTACCACATACACCGATAACAATGGATCAGTAAATCTCAAGCTACTAGCCGATGGTTTTATCCGTATTGGTGCAGGGTCGGCAAATGGTGGGATGGGTCTTTATCCTAATCAGGTGGGGTCGGAGCGTTCGAGTGTGTTTTACACGCAATTCACTCCAATTGTGGATGGCTCTAATAGCGGCATCACCACCACAGATGTGACAGACATCATCGTCAAGGTGGATGGTGAAATCATCACACCCACATCTCTAGACGGACAAACAGGGGCGATTACCTTATCCAATCCCCCTAGCGTAGGTTCTACTATCCTAGTCACCTATTACTACAACACCTTCAGAGATCAGTTTGATTTTATCCCTGGTCGCGATATTGTGTCCGTAGACAGGGTTTCTTTGGTGGCGAGCGGTGGTGGACAAGCCGCTCAGTTTATCGAAGGTGTAGATTGGGTACTGCATGATGACAAAATCGTGTGGGGTACTGCCACCCTCGTATCTGAGGGTGCTATCCAAAACGGCACCACACCTTTCGGCACTATCCAAGTTCTATCCTCCCTCAAGGATGAACGAGCCTTTATGGTGGAGTGTTCACCCGTAGTGACCACTTCTGTTGTACCTCCAAGAGTGTTGGCTAACACTTTCCAATTACCCCATCAGCCCACAGATGGTACAGGTACAGGTACACCAACATCGCGTACCGATCTGATTCAGGTTCGTTCAGGGGTATCCATTTCGGATGCCTTAGACAAAGACCCCTTAGATGTGGTGAGAGTGAACCCTGCCAACTCGCAGATCACTCTCTCCTCAAGCATCCCCGCTAGTCATAAAGTCTATGCAACCTTCTACTACAATAATATCCAAGACCAAATCGCCTCCGTGGGCGGTGGATATGTGATTAGAGTAGAGAGCGTCGGCACATCAGGCATTGGCACCTACTCCATGACCAAAGAAGGTGTATCCGTTTACGGTGTCACCTTTACAGGAAAAGGCTCCGATCTCGATGCCGTCACCTTGAACTTCCCTTCGGGGTCAGAAGTCTTATCCGATGCTAGGATAGAAAACGGAAAGCCCGTTTCAGAATTGGTCAGCGTAGAGCTAGCTGATTATGATGAAACTTCGGCTATCTTTAACTTCACAGGGGCATCCCCCTACTTCCCCGTGCTCGGTTCTTCGGATACCCTTAACCTCGAAATAAACGGAACCTCACTCAGCGTGGAATTGGGGGACTCTACCTCCACAGGTATCCGTCATCCCCTGCCTCTGCATTTGGGCGAACCTTTACCTTACACGGAAGAATCCAATAAAGGCGATTTGGGGACAGGGATTGCCTCTAGCTTGAACTTGGTTGTAGACGGTGTATCCCTTACAGCCACACTAAGCGGAGATAACCTAGATATTGATGATTGGGTCACGGCTATCAATACGGAAGCCGCTTCTGCTTCACCCATTTATGTGGGTATGGGTCGTATATCCACTCTAGATATTGCATTAGGTACATATCAGAACTTGAAATTCCATTACACGGGTAGCGTAAATGGAGCATCAGGGGACATTACTGCCGTTATCCCTGTTGCAGGCTACGCTAATGCTTCCGCCTTGGCTACCGCCATAGACGCGGCTATTTCTAATGCCATAGCCACTTTTGTGTTTGGACAGCCCGATTTCACAGGCTTGTCCTTATCCGTAACAGCGGACGCGAGCGGTCGTCTTGTATTCACACTAGATGGACTTCCTAATGGCGTTGGCACTACGGACGAGTTTGGCTTCATTGAGTTTATCGCAGCTGACGACACTACCTTCTGTTCAATCGCGGGTCTTGATGCTGATACTGCAACAGGTGGAACCCAAACCAAATGGGGCGTTCTTCCCATAGCAGCTAAGTCATCTAAAACCACTTCTTCAGGTGAAAAGGTAGACCGTCTTATCCTTAAGGGCAGAATGCTTCGTGGTAACTACTACTACCCCCAAACAAACTTGGGGATAGCCATCAATGGCGGTACGGATACTGAAAAGGCAGGTATGCCCTCTTCACTATCCATTTCCAATCCATTGTCGGTTGTGTCTTTGGCAAGTGTGTTGTTATCCGTAGGTTGGAGTGTACAGGTAGGATCATTACCTGCGGCTGTGTTTTATGACGGCTCCGATGTCAACAATCCCGTTAATGATCAGCTTGTGTTATCCATTAATGGGGTAAGTGTAGTAGTCAACTTTACAAGTTCGGGTGCAGGGGATACACTTGAGCTACAAGACATCAAGTCTGAGATAGAGGCAGCTATCACGGCAGCTTCCGCTGATGCTGAAGTCGTCATCGAAGGTGCGGGTCTCCGTGTGATCTCGACCTATGAAAACACTAATGCAAGTATTGTTGTTGGTGCTGGGTCGGCAAATGACACACTAGGCGTAAGTGAGGGAGACATCGGCTCTACAGGTGTAGTCACAGCAAGTGGCGTTTGTTCTGCTCTCATGTCTCACACTCGGGCAGGTGGAGACATTGCCGTAGTGTTGTTCTCCACAGAACCCAAGTTGGTATCCCTTGACACTCGCTTCACCTCTGAGGCTATCGCCTATCCATTTACGGATAGGGTAGGCAAGACTTCGGTGGTGATTGAGAGCCTTACATTTGGTGTATCTAGCTACATCACGATAGTGGGAGGAAACGCAGTATCCACAAAGGGGAATGGATTTAAGATTGTTGCGAATGAAGGTGCTGTGGGAGAAGATGCCTATCAGGGATTTGTCGTCACATCAAACAATCCAAAAGGCTCAGGTTCGGCTAATACATCAAGTCTTAACGATGGAGTTGGACAAGATGGTGTTGTTGGACAGACCTATGTGGACAGCGTAACAGGATTGACCTTTACCTTGCTCCCAAGAGACGGCGGTCTCATGTACCCCACAGGGGCTGATGCCACACTATCCTTCTCGGTGGGTAAGACAATCACCACTAACGCCAATATCCCCGTAAACATGATTTACGGAGTTAGTCTGATTGTATCCAATACCGTAGGGGCAGAGATTGGCGATACTGCGGTTGTGGAGACTTTCTTCAAGGGAGGCAAAGAACCTAATATCGGTCAGGTTTACTACCTCGATTTCACCCGTCTACGCACTCAGTTTGGCACTTCCGTATTCACAAACATGGCGGATGTGCTCGCTACTTATGGAGAAATCAGCCCACAAAACACACTCAGCCTCGGGGCGTATTTGGCGTTCTCCAACGGAGCAAGAGCGATTGCCCTTCATCAGGTGCCATTGGAGGCAGGTAAAAACACCTTAACGGAACAACAAGTTTTAACCGCGTTGGATGCTATCGAGGGCGATATCTCTGATGGTTTGTCCCCGAATGTAATTGTCCCCTTGTTCCCCGCCACTTCCTCCATCCTCGCCTCTATTTCTAACCATGTGGATATACAGAGCAGTATCCGTTATCGTTCGGAACGGAGAGCGATTCTTGGATTTAGAGCTGGCACTCAGCCCCGTGAAGCACAGGCTCTTGCAACAGCTACTGCCAACACCCGCGTCTGCCTCGTTTATCCTGATATCGGTCGTGTAGCCTTCACCGATGCAAGTGGGGTGTCTCAAAACTTCCTTGTTGATGGTTCATACTTTGCCGTAGCTCTCGCTTGTGCTACCACATCAAATGCCGTTGATCCCGCAACACCTTGGACTAATAGAGCTATCCGTGGCTTCACCGCTTTGGGGCGTTCTTTAGATGCGGTTGATGCAAATCAAACCGCTAATGCAGGTGTCACCGTACTGAAGTCTGAACGAGGTGTCATATCCGTAAGACACGGCTTGACCACGAACATGACTTCTATCCTCACGAAAACCCCCACCGTTATCCAAATTGCGGATGAAGTTCATCTAAGAGCTAGGGATACCCTCAATCAGTACATCGGGGTTAAGTTCTTACCCAATGTGGTGCCTCAAATAGAGGGTAAGGTTAATGCCATGTTCAAACAACTTGTCAGCGAACAACTTATCTCAACTTACACAGGTCTTAGCGTTACACAAGACCCTAATGACCCAACCGCTCTTTTGGTCGAAGCCTTTTATAAGCCCGTATTCCCCTTGCTCTATATCCAATTCACCTTTAATGTCAGAAGCAGCCTCTAATTAGACACCTAGGGGAGAATCCCCCAATATGACGCGGAAGGCTTCCTCCTGTTTACTGCGGAGGTCTTCCGCTTCTCTTTTATTCAAACCTATAAATTGGATAGCTCCCTTGTTTTGACACACCCTACAATCTATGGCTGAGACCACTTGGTATTGTAAGGGGTAATATAATCTACACTTATTACATTTAAAGTATCCATATGGGGTGCTTGATGTTTGCATATTTTCACCTAAGGGGTAGTCATGAGTAGGGATTGTAGAGTTCAATGGAGACTTGAAGAAGATGGCACTAACAAGTCTTGGAGATGTGTTGCCCATTTAACACCTACATCTTGGGTGTGTGAGGCGATACATAAATGCTATTACGCAAATTGTCCCGGCAGGAGCAATACAGGTAAACCCCTCACAAAAGAGGAAATGAATATCCATAAACTCCGCCGAGAACTCGAAGAAGATTTTATCCGTAAAGGCACACCCCCTCAACCAACCCCCCCTAAACCAACCCCCCCTCAACCAACTACTCCAAAACCCAATCCCTCAGCACCCACAACTATCCATTACTGCTCCGTTGAGAAGTGTAAGAAACCGATCCCTCCAACAAGGAAGTCTGTGAAGTATTGCTCGGAAAACTGCCGAAAAAACGCTTTCCGTGGGAAGAAGAAAAAACAACCGCCCACTCCCCCCTCCCCACCCACGCCTATCCACATCCCACCAATACTTCAAACTTCAGTTTGTCAATGTGTCGGCTGCTCCAACACAGTAACCACTACAAAGTATTGTTCATCTTATTGTCGTAAGAAGGCATTTAAACAACGGCTACGAGGCATTTTCCCCACTTAGGGTTTAAGGTGAACAAGCCCCAAACCCGTAAACGAACCCGTCTCAAACTTAACACGATCTTTCAGCGTCATTAAGACCCTCTTGACATCTCGCTCTACCTGCTCATTCGTGAACTTATCCATTACGAATGAGACAACATCATCATCCAACTCAATGTCCTCAACACCCTGAATCTGAGCTAATGCTCTAATGACTTCTTTGGGGGATGTGGCACAAATAACGCGAGCCGCTACTTTCATGCTAGATGCACGCATATTGAAGGGGGACACGGTAGGAGTAAAGAAAAGAGACCCGCCTCTAACTTGCACTTCTAACCCAGGGATACGACTGACCCCCCTACGATTAACTAAGTAGGTCTCCCACAGGTAATGTGCCTGATCATTAGCCGTGTATGTAATATACTCATGTTCCATTGCCCTAGGGGGAATGAACTCTACTTCGTTAAATCTAATCTCAAGGTTTTTTGCCGATCTGATGATCCTGTAATCATAAAGCATTTGATCCGAAGAGTCGTTGATTGCTTCTTCTACCTCGTTCTCGGCTGTGAGGAAGAGTTCCTGTAGGTCTAGTGTGGCTGATCTTCTCATGGGGTTCTCCGATTCGTGGACTATGTGGGGTTCAGGTGTTGGATTGAACTTTGAAGCCTGATCAACAAGCTCTCGGTCTTCGTGTGATAGTTGTTGCCTGTAAAACGCCTCTCCCATCGTTATAAGGGCATAGTTTGTTCGATCTAGCCCTCTTTCCAATTTGGAAAGGTGCAAAGGGATAGCCGCAAAACTATCACCACAAAGGCGATACATCGCCTCTTTAACTTTGGGGTGATCTTCTAGTGCTGTGAGTATTTGGTTCAATGAAGAACGGACTAGATGAGCCTCCACTCTAGCACCGCTCACCCCCTCGGTGAGCAGAGACCAACTCGCTTGACTAGATGCCCGTTTATCCATTTCGCTCACCTATACCTTGATCGTCAGCACAAAGGGAGATCGGAGTAAAACTATCCAATCTCCCTTTGTGCCTTGCATAGATAATCTATAAAAGCTATGACTTAGCCTCCCCTAAACCCAAAAGTTACCAATCCCCCCCGTAGAGGGGGTTGGTATTAGGCATATATTCGGAGAATATGGGATTACCGCTCTTGTCAGTATGTAAGGAGATTTCGACATCTAGACGCTTACCCGTAAGAAGGTTAGTCAAAATGACATCCGCGAATACGGTGTACTTCAGATGTGAATACTGAGGCAGGGGTGACTCCCCCGCATAATTGATATCAATACTTGAAGCCCTGATATTGATCACATCTCCTTGTGTCTCAAGGTCTAGTTCATCGCTAAAATGTGCTAGTAAGAAATCAGCAAGGGCTTCGCTGACTTCTCTCCGAGAAATGTTCTGCCAACGGGCATACCGCTCAACCATAAAATCAGCTAGCTGAAAGACATTCATGGTCTTAGCTGCGATTTTACGACCGCCTTCGAGGCGAGCTACGCGAGCCTCAAGACTTCTTAAAACTTCACCGGCGGTTCTTCTTATCATATATATAGGGCTCCTCAGCAGGGTGTTCGGTTTAGACTAGACTATAAAAGAATAAAAGTATCCGAACACCTATAATAGCCTATTACCTAAGGTGAGAACCCCAACCAATCCTTCCACAAACATCGGAGGTGTAAGGTGCTGACGAAGATTATGGCGACATACACACACACGCACTACAAGAGGCGTGATATGCAACAGATTATATTCCCTCTTAGTGGAGGGAATAAGTTATCCGTTATAATGGGGCGGTGGTGTTATTCATCACCGAGTGAAGATGGTTTCGCTAAGGCACAGTTAGACGACTATGTGGAGGTGGAGGTGTCTGCTCTCAATCAAGAAGGCATCCTTTTCAGGCACGAGGGCTTGAACTACGAGGAGAATACTCACCTACTGCCCTATTGCAGTTTGAACGACCTTGAGAAGATTCTAACGCAGTATGGAGAGAAGAAGTAAAAGGGCTAACTGAGGGGTGGGAGACTTTTGGATTAAGAGCGTATTAAACACCACCCCAACCCATCTGCTGTTATCCAACCCATCTGCTGTTATCCAACAAGGGGTTGGGGTGGCATCTACTTCGATGAAGTTTTTGAGAGAAGCTAACGGGTTTAGGCGTAAAAAGACGCGATGTACTTCTGAAGGTTATCGTAAGACACAACCCAAGAGTTACCATAACCTAAACTCATTCCCTGACCAAATGATTTATTCGCATCCTCCACTAGTTCGACAAGATATCTCTCACCACCCATAAGATTGGTCAGTCCAGGGTATTTGGTGTCAAGAGACTTGACCAAAGTCTTCCCAAGAAGTGTCCTAAACTCAAGGCTCTCCTCCCCGCTAAGTTTAGTGCTTCTGTAAGAACCTCCCATACCCTGCCTCCATTCACCAAAATACTGCAACTCAAGACTCCGTGAGAGGATGTTAATTACAGCGTTGTCTCCATCCTTTTTCCCCCATACAAACAACTCCGTCGAGGGGTTATACAACGGAATGGTTATCCCTTTGAACTTAAAGCTCGTTGAGAGTAGGGTCTTTTTGATACGATCAAAGAATAAATCAACGGAAGGTGTGGGGTCAAACTCGGGATTTAATAGCCCCTGACCCCTAAGCGAATCCAACACCCACTCCTGTAGCTTCGCATAGTCCTTCCCAACTCCATGAACATTAATAGAGTTGGGCATCTTAATGGTCGTCTCATCAACGGGGGTCACACACAGAACCCCATTAGGAAGCCCTGCCACATTAATGTAGGCAGTATAGTAAGGTGTCCCCTTCATGTTCCCCAAGTCTCTCCGTATTTCCGTTTTTTTGGGGTCAAAAGACACGGAAGCAGGGTCTTTGAAAAGACTTTGAAGGGACTTGACGACTTTACGAGCGAAAGTGCCTAGAGTGCGAGGGGCTTTCACAACTGCGGCTGTGTGACTTGAAGCCATACGCATCGCTTTTCTGATCTCATCATCTATTTCGTACTCATCAACCTCATAGCCCAACTCTTTGAAGAGTAAGGATAACTGCCTCATCAAGAGAGTTTCCTTTTTGCGGGCGGCGGCAGGTGTGAGCATCCCATCCTCCCAAAGATTTTCGGGGGAGAGTTGCATATAGATGCTTCTGATGTCTTTGAGTATCTGTAGCTTGGTTCTCATTTATATATCCTTTGGATTGTCTACCGAGACCCACAATAAAAGGTCTACCGAGACCCATTCTCCGCCAAGAAATTGGAAAGAGTGGCGATACCCACAACATTGACATCATCATAGTGATTCGTGGGGATGATAACCCCATCACGGATAAAATCGCCCTGAGGGCTGAGGATAGCGATCTCAACCTCCTCGTATCGAGACATCTCGATAGGGGAAAGATATTGCCGAGGGCGGCTGTAGGTGCCGTTACCAAAGATAACACTCAGGGTGTTCCCATTGGTCAGGGGAAAGCGATACCCATAAAACATCGTGTTGGGGTTGTCGTTGGAGGTGTTCTTGTAGGTGTTGATGATATCAATCATGTTCATGGTGTCTCTCTCTTTATCAGCTAGGGGTTGCTCCCAAATAATGCGGGGCTAGCTGATTTGGGATAGAAAAAGTTTCAAACTTTTGTTCTGAGATGGTATAAGAGAAGTGTCAGACGCTCCCATCGTCTAGTCTGGCCTAGGACACGGGACTTTCAATCCCGCGACACGGGTTCAAATCCCGTTGGGAGTATTAAAAGACCCCCTCAGACACTTGATTGCCTGAGGGGGTCTTTTTCATTTCAGTACCCGATACCTTCGGGGTCAGTACACGACACCTTCGGGCTCATCATCCTCAGGCTCCCAAGCAGGTGGGTCTATGACTTCGCACTTGACGCGGGTTGTAGAACACAAGGCGTGGGCTGCCTCGGTGAACAAAAACGCATTGGATAGATTTCTTCGCCCAATAACATAGCCCGAACCTGTCTCGATCAGTTCAGCAATCTTCGCATCAAACTTATCCAATATGTATTGACTCCCCTGCTTGGTGACCTGAGTGATCATCGAGGGATCGTCATAGGTGAGAGTGACCTCAGCCGTAGCAGGGGTTAGCTCAAATAGGATAATCGTGGTAGCCATTTTCAACGCTCACTTTCGGGGATGTGGACAAGTCCTTTGACGATGTTGTATCCGAAAAGGAAGAACTTCGGATACGCCTCAGCATACTTTTTAAGAGACGAAGCGGTGGCGAACTCTTGAACACTCATGGTGACCAACTCAGTAGCGGAGGTATGTGAATAAAACTTCCCCGCGTACTGAGCAGGAGCGTTCTCAAGCACAAAGTTCTGTTCCCCCTTATAAACGGCACTCGTTTTTGGAGGGTCTTTAAGGTGTTGCAGGAAGAACATAGTCACATAATCTTGCACACTCTTTGAGTAGTACTCAAGGCTGTGCATCATCTCATGCACAGCAATTTGAGGGGAGTCTTCTAGGCTGAGTCTAATCAAGCAACTCCTTCGCTCTGGAAGATTGATTGCGTGAGCCCTATAGTCCTCAAAACACAAATGGATAGTATTGAGGTTAAAACTAGAGTACTGCTGACAAACCCCCAACGCCCAAAGCATAGCCCTTAAGTGTTTAATCACTTTTGGATTATTCCCAAGTTTACCCATAAAAGTCCGAGAACCCCTAGACGAGACATCCCCGTACAGATTAGCACGACTAACGGGGTTCTCAGTACCATAATGCCCTCTATAGTCTCGCTTTGACGAATACAGTACGAGTGACACGCCTTTAGCATCAAAGGCTTTCAAAAGGGAATCAAGGGTCGGAGAAGAAGAAGTGTCATTTTCAGGTATTGCGGCTAAAACATCTAATGTTTTAGAAACCTCTGCTGATAATGAAGAGGTGTTTTCAGTAAGGCTTTTTACTAACTGCGTAGTTTCCTGTTTGAGATGCATAACACCTTTCAAGTAGTACCCAACCTCAGAGGCATTTTGTGTCAACCTAGATAAACGCCTCAGTTCATCTGATAAGAACACACTAGAGAACAGCCCTCTAGGAGTCTGAACTAGACGGTATCCAGCGAAACTTGAACTTCGACGGATATCTCCCAACACTCCATAACGGTCTGCCTCTGCATAAAAGAACTCTGCGTATTTATCCAATGCTAGTTTGAACGAGGGTTCATTGTGATAGAGATAGTAAAATGGACTCTCACCATTTATCGTAACGGACCCCTCAACAGACCCCACAAGGCTTTCCAATGGGAAAGCCTCAATAAACTTTGGCAGGCTTGTTTTACGATTATCTATCCCTGTGTATTTTATGAGATCAGTCTTTTCGACAATAGTTTTAATCACTAAGTTCCTGTAAGTATTTTGGGTAT